CGTAAAAGGCATATCCTTCTAGTTGACGAGGCTATAGAAGCCGATTGGGATGTTATTACTCAGTTGAAGATAAGAACGACAAGCAGAATTATTTACTGCTTTAACCCTTCTTTAATTGAACATCCTATTTATCAAGATTTAGAACGTAGCGATTCGGTTCGTTTTGTTACTACCTACTTGGATAATATCGAAAACCTCAATAAAGATACGATTGAAGAAATTGAACGGTTGAAAGAGTTCGACCCTGAACTATGGCGTGTTTATGGTGAAGGTCAACCAGCACGGGCTAGGGATGCTGTATATGTTCACCACCAAGTTAAGCCTTACGAAATACCTTCCGACTTTTGCTATGGTTTGGATATTGGATGGCAGCACCCTATGAGCCTTGTTGAGGTTGGTAAGATTGCAAGCGGTCAGCAATGGCATGAGATAGTACACGCATCCGAAATAACTACTTCAGACCTTATCCGAATGATTGAAGGAAAGGTAAATAAAAAGGTTCGTATCTATGTGGATTCGGCTCGACCTGATGCGATTGAAGAACTCGTAAGGGCTGGGTATCATGCTGTGATGGCTGATAAGTCCGTAAAGGCAGGAATAAACGTAGTTAAGTCGAGAGGGTTGGTAATTACCTCAACTTCATTAAATTTACAGCGCGAAATAAAATCATACCGATACAATCCGAACCAACCTGACGAGGTGATAAAAAAGAATGATGACGGGATGGATGCAGGAAGATACGGCTCGGTTGGTTTATTTGGCAGGCCTAAACAAGTAGCAGCTAACATAACAACACCGGGCAAAAGATGAGTTTACCGTTCAAGTACAAAGGTCAAGAATTGAGAATACCAACTACTTACGATGAGTTAACAGTTGGACAATGTATTGACCTAATCGAGTGGAGTAATTCAGGGACAAATGACATGGTTAAGTTAGCTTCAATCGGCAGCGGTATTCCAGTGGATGAGTTGAAGGAAATGAAAACGGAATCGGTTACTAACGTTGCTTTGCCCGTGTATCAAATGGTAATACATGACGATATTGATAGAGATAGCTGGACTTGCCCGCCTTCATTTCAATTAGGAGATACTAGATATTCAACTTATGTCGAAGTTGGTAACTTGAAATACGGCTGCATGGATATCTTTGAAAAGACCATTGCAAACGAATCGACATCATTGATTGAAAAGATTCCGCTTATCATTGCTTCGATTGTTTATGGTGGCAAGTTCGCAGGGCGTGAATTAGAAGCACGAAAGGATATTGAAGACTTGGCAAATAATCACGTGATGAATATGCCAATCAAACTAGCTTATCCGATAGCTACTTTTTTTTTGACCAAGTACGAAAGTTCGTTAGCCTTAGCGGCTCAGACAGCGATGGATACACCAATATCGAAATCCAAGCCGGAATCAAGGACTTGGAAAGGTTTGGTAAATTCGGTTCGGTCTATTCTCTTTCGGGCGGCGACCCGATCAAGTACAGCCAAGTCTTAGACCTTACGATGTACGAAACTACTTTAACATTCAAATTTCGCAGCGCATTGGATAAGTTCAGGACTAACTATCACAGATTAGCACAAGAAGAAGCACAACGTAAACAAAGGCGATGAGAATATTTACCATACTTGAATCATGTATATTTCCTTTAACGGGCAACCCTCGTTTAGTTAGTTCGACCGATTGGGAACAGAACATAAAAGCCGATTCGATAGCGTTTCCTTGCGTGTTTTTAAACCGTCCGACACCTTATCTACATACAAACATCAGCAAGTACGGCAATAGGCAGGAAGTTTATGATGTTAAATTATTCTTTTGCGATAAGTCGAGACCTGAATACACGCAAATTCAGCATGATGAGATAATTGAGGAGCAAAGATTACAGGTTGCTCAGTTTATCCATACACTTGAAGCACATAGCGAAGTTGATGTAATTGTAGGCGATCCAAGATGTACGGATATATTTAACTTGAACGACCAAAACTTGGATGGTATTTGGCTTGAGTTTAGTTTGCGATTGAATATTGATGAAGGTATTTGTCCGCAAGAACCATTATCGCCAAGCAATCCGATAATAACATCGGTTGTACCAGCCAATACTTACAATGGAGCAAGTCCAAGCGGTTTAATTTCGGGTAGTGGATTCGTTGATGGATGTACTGTTTCAATTAATGGCGATGATATAACATTCATTTCAGTTGAGTTTGATAATAGTAGCAATATAGACTTTCAGTTAAGTATTCCATCAGATGTTAAGTTAGGAGTTCGTTCAATAACGGTTACTAATCCAGACGGTCAATCATTTACTTTGAAAGACTGCATTAACATATTGCTTGACTGATGGCTAACTTTAGTCTTGACCGAGCCGCCCTTGATGCTTTCGATAGGAAGTTGATAGATGATTTAAAAGCCTCCCTTGATTCATCCGGTTCGACTGCATCGGGGCGAACTAAAGACAGCCTAAGAAGTGAGATAAGTGAGAATAGATACAAACTATTCGGAAGAGGCTATATCGGTGCATTGGAGTTCGGACGTAAGCCGACAAAAGGCAGCGGCAGCGGCGCATTATTCCCAGCTATTGAGCAATGGATAAAGGATAAAGGAATTGTACCCAAAGAAGGTACGGACGAGAAGCATTACAAGTCTTTAGCCTTTGCGATTACTAAAAAGATTCACCAAAGCGGAACGCTTTTATTTCGTACAGGCGTGAATTATCAAGGGCAAAGTAAACCAACTCAAATAATAAACGGAGTAGTGAATGATGGGCGTATAAAATCGCTAACTGAATCAATTCTACTTCACATTAAACAACAAGTCTTAACGGATATTCGAGATGCCTACGGTAATTGAAACAGATATTGTTAAACAACGTCTACAATCGGACGGTACTACGGTTACTCCAGTTGATGTTAACGTGGTGGCGGTTTATAATCCAGTTATTATCGAACTGCAACGGAAGGACTTTTCGGGAACTACTGTTTTATCCGCTTGGGATTCGACAAACTTATCAATCAACTTAGGTTCGTTAGCTAGTGAGGTTGAGGTAGGCGATTTCATCACAACTGGAACAGTAGGACGGCGTGAGGTGTTGAATAAAACTGGTAACATTATCACATTTGATTTCCCTCATTCGGTAATGGGTAACATAACAACTTACTTCAATATCGAAAGTCGATTGAATTGGTACTTGTCGCTACGTATCGAATGCGTAATACCATCCGAAGGTTACCAAACTATTCGATTAACACCTGATGAAACTGGTTTAATGCGTGCTGAAATAAGCGGGGCTATGCGCTCGTTTATGTCATTAGAGTTCGGTAGTGAGTTTGGTATTTCAAGCCCTATATTTATTCAACAATTCAATCAATCGAAAGTATTCAAATTGAATTGGACTGAATATTGGATAGGTTCGAGTGAAGAAATTACGAATAACACAGCAACTTATCACGGTGTTGCTGGAGCATTTCAGTTAGGTGATCCAAATGACGGTTATTATATTGACTACTATGCAAACCTATCAGGTAGTACAAGTTTTCCAGCATTGCTTCCAAACTGGTTAACCGAATTTGAGAAGCCCGTTTGTTTTGCTGGATATCCTTTTACAATTTCATTCTTGCCAAATACAGATTTAGGAAACGCAAATGAGTTTAGTGTTTCAAAGATTTACAGGAAAGCGGATGGAACAATAACAAATAATAACGAGTACGTCTTATCGACCTTTTTGATAATGAATAACGTGCTTCGTTTGAACTTGGCTAAGAAAGTTGGTGAGTTAACCGACCCAGACCTAGACGTATCACTTGAAGTTGGTTTATTCTTGACGGATGATTACACTTATATTCTAAAGCCTTTAAATATTCGATATGTAGCAGTAAGTAAACAGAATTGTAATACTTTCTATGTTCGCTGGCTTAACACGTTAGGCGGGTGGGATTATTGGCTATTTGAATATAAGATTTACGTTACTGACAAAGTTGAATCGGGCGGTACGTTTGTGAAATACTTTGATTCGATAGCTGACACGGTAAGCATTGAAGATTACAAGTCGAAGCCAATCACTCCACAAGTTCAGGTCGGTTGTGAATATTTATCTATCAATGATGCTAAAGGATTGAGGACGTTAAAATCAAGCCCTAAAGTAGAATGGTATAATGAAGAAACATCAACTTGGATTGGTGTACGAATCGAGCCGGGAACGTTCTTATTTAGAGAAGATAAAAACAACTACGGCAAACTTGATTTAACTATCAACTTACCTCAACGATTCAATCAGTTCGCATGAATCAGTCGATAAAGATAAACGGTAACGAACTGCATTTAGATAAGGGTGCGATAATATCAATCACTAAACGAATTGCCAATATCGGTACTTTAGAAAGGCAGTCCAGCTTTACTAATAAACTCGACTTGCCAGCAACGGGATTGAATTTACAGGCGTGCGGATTGGTGCAAGGTAATGACCAAAGCATACTGAAATACTCGCGGCAAATTGGACAAGTTAAGTCGAACGGGATTGAGGTAATGAATAGTGCTGAATTTACTATTGAATCAATTCAAGATAGGATTTCAGTATTAATTAACTCAGATAATTCAGTTTTCTTCGATGCTATCAGCAAACTAAAGTTAAGGGATTTGGATTTGTCCGAACTTGACCATGTATGGTGTATGCAATCCGAATACGATACGATTACAAATACTTGGGAGGATGGTTTGATTTATCCAATCCATGACACGGGCAATCAGTCGCGTTCTTATAATTCACTTCAATGTCAAGGGCTAATACCTCACGTATTTGCAAAGTACCTAATCAATAAGATAGCAGCTAATTTCGGCTATACCTTAGAAGGTGATTGGTGGAATCATCCGATGTTTGATTTGATTGTTATATCCATTGTCGAGGCTCGAACTGGTGTAAGGTTACAAGAACAAGTACAAGTAACAGCAACTAAAACAAGTAACCAAACATTTGGATTGGTTTTCAATACTTGGACAAAGGTTACTTCATGGGGCAGCGTAACAACTGATATTTGGAATGTTTGGGATGGAAATTCACCGAGCGGATATGAAGTTAAGTTTCCCGGTAAATACACTTTTAAAGTTCGGTTTGAATCGGATATTTCAAAAGGATTTCCAGCCGACCCGTTAAACATTGTCGAGGCTCGTTTTCGCATTCGATGTTTTCAAATTGATGACGGCGGTGCAACTGTTACCGTATTAGGTCAGACAGAAATAGTTTCGACCTCGGTAGGTGCTTTTGATGATGAAGTTACGGTAAGTATAGCACTTGAAACGATTCGACCTGAATCACAAGATTCAAACGTGTATTGCATATTCGAGGCTTATCAAAGAGGTGGCGCAACGGGCAGCCCATCCGACCCGTATTACAATACCGTGCTTGAAGTTGATTACGCTCGATTTAGTGTTGAATACATTGATGCTGAGTTCACGCATTATAACAGGCCTATCAACATTCAAGAAAGCCTACCCGATTGGAATTGTAGCGATTTATTGAAACAGGTTTGCAATATAGCTGGTGTTATTCCAATCGTAAATGAGTGGGATAAAAAGATTCGACTGATGATGCTTAACGAAATCGCAGCGAATAAAGTAATTGCAAGGAAATGGCAGGACAAGATTGATTTATCAACTACTCCTAACTATACTTTCAAAGTCGATGGATATGGTCGAACTATGTTCATGCAATGGAAGCAGGACAAAAGATACGGGTATTCGATAAACGTCTTTAACGAGCAACTACCTGAAAAGGTTGATTACATAAAGTCCAACTTCTCATGGTGCGCTCCAGCAATTATCTTAGGAAAGACTTTCTTTTGTTCACAGTTCAATATTTGGGATTCGGAAAAGGGATATATCAAATTCGATAAGGCTTGCTATATCAGTTTACTTCAATATCGAAATACACCAGTAGTCTACACATCACCAAATGAATCGGATATTGCTCACGTTGGTGGAACTTCTTACCCGTTTGCCTATTTCCAAGCGCAAGGAACACTACCTTATAATCTGCAATGGCAGTTTCTTTACGAAACATTTTATAAGAACCTGCTTTCTGGAATCATTGACCAAATTCTACAAGTTGAGATTGATTTCAGGTTAAATGAATTTGATATTAACGACTTCGATTGGTCAATACCTATCTACCTTAATAATCCAAGCGGGTACTATTTCGCCCAGCAACTAAAAGACTTCACAACCTCACAAGAATCAACCTCAGTTGAGTTAATACGAATCGGGTAATCATGGCAGAAACTACTGAAACACTAATATTAGACATTCAATTCGATTCGGCTCAGGCTATTAAGGAAGCAACGGATTTAAAGAATCGGATAGAGAGTCTTCAAAATGCTAATAAAGCATTAAAGAAGGAGCAGGGTGGAGTAACCGATGAATATGTAAAAAATCAAGTAGAAGTTAAGCGTCTGCAAAAGGAGCTTCAGGCAAATGAAAAGGCTTTATTAAGCCGCGCCCAGTTGCTGAAAGCCGAGGCAGGTAGTAATGATGCTTTAAAACTAAAGTTATCGTTATTAACGGCTCAATATAATGCAATGGCAAAAACCCAAAAAGAGGGTACTGTTGCAGGTGAGTCTTTAAAAAAAGCCATTTCAGATATTACAGAAGAACTTAGCTCAGGGGAAAAAGAGGTAGGTAATTTTAGAAGAGGTATTGGAGATTATCAGGGGGCAGCGGAAAGGGCTAGTAACTCCCTGCAAGGAATGAAAGAACGGCTTGCTGAACTTAACAAGGTCGTTCAAACAAGCGAGGTAGGTAGCAAGCAGTTCAAAGATGCACAAGATGAAGCGGGTAAGTTAGGACTAGCAATCGGACAGGTCGAGGGCAAACTTGACGAGTTCGGTAATAAAGAACCGAAAAACCCTGCTAAGAAATCATTTGACGATACTGTACAGGCTGCGGGTGCTGCTGCTAGTGCTGTTCAACTTTCTTCATTAATCTTTGATGAAAATAGTGTTGCTGCTGAATCACTAGCTAAGTCGGTCAAAGCCTTAGCGATCGGGCAGCAAGTAGCGAATATCGTAAAAGAGAAAGGCGCAATCATTGACACGGTTGCGGCGGCTTCTACTGGTTTGGCTGCGGGTGCTACTACTGCTTATACGGTTGCGGTTGGAACGAGTACGGGAGCATTGAAAGCATTCCGATTGGCTTTGGCTGCTACTGGTATCGGGGCTATTATTGTCGCACTTGGTTTATTAATTGCAAACTTCGATGCTGTTAGCGATGCTGTTCGTAAGTTCTTAGGGCTTGCAAGCGATGAAGAACTTGCAAGCGAGAAACTGAAAGAGGCTTATAAAGGACAAGCGGATCAATTAGGACTACTACTTTCACTTGAAGAAAGACGAATCACTACAATCGGGGCAATCTTTGATAGACAAATTGCACTAGCTAAGGCAAGCGGTCGAGATACAACTAACATCGAAGCAGAGAAGCAAAAGGCATACGAAAAAACAACGCTTCAAATAATCGCACAGCTAGAAGCACAGTTAAAAAATGCTAAGGCTGCTAACGTTTCTGCAAAGGAACAGATTTCACTTGCACAGCAAATTGAAGATAAGCAGAATGAACTTGCCGATGCTCGAAATGATATTGAGGTTAAGCGGTTAGAAGCTATCAAAAAAAATAAAGATGAAGCAATAAAGGCTTCTAAAGAACAAGCGGATAAAAATAAGGCAGCGCTAGAGAAACAAAAAGCCGATAATGAGAAAGCCGCTGCCGATGAATTAAAACTTCAACAAGAACTTACTAAGGCTCGACTTGAATTATTGGACGATGGAGCAAATAAAGAAATTCTAATTGCTCAAAATGCAGCAGCCGAAAGAATAGCGGCAATAACTGGTAAAGGTGCAACTGCTGAGGCTTTACGGGTAACAATCGCACAGGAAACAGAACAGCAAATTGCAGAGATACGCGCTAAATATGCAAACGAGGCAATTGCCAAACAGCAGGAAATTTACGATAAAGAAAAACAGCTACAAGCGGAAAGGCAGCAACGTGAAGCGGATGAATTTGTTCGTAGGCAAAATGCTATTTTAGAACAGGCTAACTTTGAATTTGCCCAGCAGCAACTTGGCATATCGAATGAAGATGCTAAATTTATCAAAACAGTCGAAGGGTTAAACGCGCTTGTAGCAATTCAGCAGCAAACAGGTCAAACACGGGCACAAATTGACCAAGATTATTACGATTTTGTTGAGCGTAACGGTGAGATAAGTTTTGAGCAGTTTGTTGACTTACAAGCTAGGCAAGTTGAAGCACAGGCAGCCGCTAATCAGCAGTTAATTAGTGCATATTCAGCATTCGGGTCGCAAGTAGGTGATATATTCGCGCAGGCACTAGACCAGCAAGGCGGGGAGTTAAAAGCATTCGGTAGAAAGTTTATCATTCTAATTCTCGATGTACTTCAAAAGCAAGTAACCGCTGCAATAGTTTCTTCAACGGCTCAATCATTTGCACAAGCCGATTCAGTAGCTTCATTCGGTGCGACTGGTGGTATTCGTGCGGCAATATTAACCGCTGCGATACAGGGCGCATTTGGATTGGCTAAGGCTAAATTGTCCGAACAGCCCAAAGGATTTGCAACGGGTGTAGTAGGATTACAAGGTGAAGGAACAAGCACAAGCGATTCTATCCCCGCTTGGCTTTCAAAAGGCGAATCAGTAGTAACAGCCGATGGAACTAATTACGCAGAACAGAACTTTCCCGGCTTTTTATCTTTCCTAAATTCAAAGAATAAGTTTGCTACGGGCGTTGTTAATTTTCAAGGCAGTCAATCGGTTGCAGATATGAGCGGATTTGCCGTAATTGCAGATGCAATAAGTAAGATGCAGCCAGTTGTTAAGGTTAGCGATATTAACAAGAAACAAAGCGATTACAGCGAAGTAAGAGTAACGGGTACAATATGAGTGAATCTAGGAAAGACTTAATACGTAGGCTATCGCAAAATGGTGATATTATTTCCCTTTATCGCGCTGGAATGCTACCCGATTACATTGGAAGGTACAGGGATATTTACTATAAACTTTCCGAACTAAAAGCTACTGGAATTGAAAAGATGGTAGCTGTTCAACAAACTTGCGATATATTCAACTGTTCACAAGCAACGGTCTACAATGCTGTTACTTGGATGGAGGGATAATTTACACTATTAGTTAGAAATAACACACTAAGCCGCTAATTAAATTTGGCGGCATGGTTCACCATATCTATTTACAGGGCATCGTTGGAGAGGCTATCACTAAGAAAGCCGTTGTTAATCAATTATCCAGCGTTAAGCCTGATGAAACTGTACTGATACACATTCACTCAAATGGTGGAGATGTGGAAGAGGGCTGGTCAATACATGACTATATAGTAAGTGAATCAAACAGAGTAGGTTTTCAAGTTGATACAATCATAGAGGGTGTATGCAAGTCTATTGCTACGCTCTTTTTTGCGCTTGGAAAGAACCGAACTATCACACCAAACTCACGGCTTTTAATTCATAATCCGTGGGGAGCGAATGAAGGCGATGCAGCTTCAATGATTAGTTATGCTGAGGCGTTACTTATCGAAGAGGAGAAACTAGCAACTTTCTACGCTCAGGCTATCAATGCAAACATTGAAGATGTGCGTAAGTGGATGGCTCAAACAACCGAATACAACGCACAGCAAGCCGTTTCGATGGGCTTCGCTACTGGTGTGGCATTAGACCAAACCAACTACGTTGACCAAAAGGCAGTTGCATTAATCAAGAATTTTCACACTAACAATAAACCCAAAATGAGTAAACCTTCATTTAGCGTGGCGGCTTTCATGGCGAAAGTAACGCATGCAGTAAAAGCCTTAGCGGGCAATATTAAAGCCTTCGATGCTACATTGGAGGATGGAACGGCAATCACAATCGAATCGGAAAGCGATACTCCACAAGTTGGAGATATGGTATCGTTAACTGAAACGGGCGAAATGGCAGCGGATGGAAGCTATACACTTTCAGACGGTACTATTATCGAAGTTGTAGGCGGCGCAATCACAACCGTAACAGTTCCACAGGCGGCTGCAAGTGCTGATTTAGAAGCTAAGTTGGTAGCACTTGAAACGGAAAATGCTCAATTAAAAGCAGCTTTAGAAGCAGCAGAGCCGATTCTTGACCAAGTGAAAGCACTACAAGATAAAGTAGGCGCATTCACAGCACCAGCGGCAAAGTCTGAGCCTCGTAAGATTGGAACACCACAAAAGGCAGCAGATAAAAAAGCATTCGTTATGCCTGCTAAGAATGATTTGAAGCCAAACCAACGCTTGAATCCAGCTAAGAAATAACCGCAATCATTAACAACTTAAAAAACAATTTCACAAAATGGCATTACTAGACCCAGCCGATTTGACCTTCAATGGCGAAGAGGCACGTTCAATGGCAGATGCGGTTATCGAAACAATCTTCGAGAATCCAGCAGTTACCGACTTAATGACGGTGTATGACAACATCGTTACCACAAAACAAATTCCGTTCTTAGGTTTACTTTCTAAAATCACTAAAGCCGATGCTGGTTGTGGATTAGGGCAAACAGCTAAGAACATCCCAATGTCTGAGAAGTTTTGGGAGCCAGCAGCAGTCAAAATTTGGCTAACAATGTGCGGTTCTGAAGTAGAAGGCTCTTTTTGGGTTTTCGTTCAGAATACAGGAATCGACCGCGATAATGTTACAGGAACTGACATCGCTCGTTTCGTTGTTGACCGTATGTCATCAGCAGCACAAGAAGATTTACTTCGTATCATTTGGTTTAACGACACCGCAGCGGCTAACGTTTCGGGTAGTGGAACTATAAAGAACGGCGTATCACTTGCTGATTACAATATCATTGACGGTTTATGGAAGCAAATCTTCGCTATCGTAGCTACAACTGCGGCACGTAAAACTTCAATTGCTAAAAATGCTCAGTCGGCTTACGCTACTCAATTAGCTTTGGGTGCTTCGGATGCGATTGATACTTTCCGCGCTATGATTGCAGCGGCTGATTCACGTTTGAATGCTGCCCCAAACAAGTTCTTCATTGCTACTCGTACACTTGTTGAGAATTACGCTACTTACTTGGAATCGCAAAGCGCAAATTCATCATTTGAGCGTATCGAAAACGGATATGTGATGATTCGTTATCGTGGTATTCCGGTTTACGGTTTCGATTTCTGGGATAGAACTATTCAAGCTGACATCCAAAACGGTACTAAGTACGATTTGCCTCACCGCGCAATCTTGACTGTTAAAGAAAACCTAGCAGTAGGTTACGATGCTTCAAATGCAGTTGGAGATTTCCGCGTATGGTACTCTGACGATACCGAATTGAATAACTTCAAAGGTAAATATCGTGTGGATGCAAAAGTATTGCAGGACTACATGATACAAGTAGCTTACTAATTCATTGGGGAGCGTTAAAAACTCCCCTTTTTTTAAACTCCAAAAAATAAAATAAGCTATGCCATCAGTTTCATGCCCGGGCATTAATACAAATGCTTTCCTAGACTGTACCAAGCCCATGTTACCGGGCGTAAGTGATATGCTTTATCTGTTCAACTGGGCAGATATCGCTACAATAACAGAAAATGCTTCCTACCCTAACCTAATCGAGGGGCTTACCTTAACTGGTAGTGCAAAGATTTACCGATTCGAGGGTAAGAAATCTTCTAACGAACCAAAATCTACTTTAGTAGAAGGTCGTTACCAGCCGTCTTTTACTCACGAGGTTGTCTTCAAAATGTTCAATATTGATTCGCCAACAAAGCAGCAACTTGAATATATGTGCAACACTAAAGTGGTTGCTATTGTCGAAAACAATTTCAAAGGTACTGATGGTGAAGTTCCATTCGAGATTTACGGTTTACGTGCTGGACTTCAAATGCGTGCTTTAGAGCGCGTATTGAATGACCAAGAAACATTGGGCGCGTATAATTGCACACTAGGCACGTCCGATATCGACAAAGAGCCGTATTTACCAGCCACTTTGTTTGATACTAGCTACGCTACAACAAAAGCAATCATTACAGCCTTGTTTACAGCGTGAGTTCTGAGCAGCTTCAAAAAGAGCTGGAGGATATTAAACACCCGTTGCTGGTACTTCGTCAAGGCGATGCTATGCAGCGGGTTTTTGATTTGTACCGGAATATCGCAGGACGTGAGCCGCGCGGTTCTGGTCGCTGCATGGCGTGTGCGATGGATGCCTTTTACGAACTACAAAGAATAAGTCAAGTAGGGCAGGGATGGGATAATTCTGTAAATTTACCCGATTGGATTAAACAACACGATTTAAAAAACATTCAAAAAATGGAAAAGTATAAAATGACCGTGCCACACTTTCGAGCATTCGGAAGCCCTGACACTATTACCGAGGCAAACACTACTGATGCTCAGGTTGAAACTCTTTTGAAAGAGAATCCTGAGTTTAGTAAGTTTTTCATTCTACGCGATCCAAGTAAAGCGAATGCAAATGCAGCTATCGAAATTGAAAAGATAGTTGACGAAAAGCCTAAAAAAGACATTCCAGCAAAGCCAGCAAAGGAAACTAAAGCGGCAAAGAAATCAGGTAAATAATACAAGTAAATGGGCAATCTAAAACTTGTAATCCCACGTCAAACAAAGCGATTAGTTAGCCTGTTAGATAGACAGGCTAACATTCGCACATGGGATGAAGATAATGCATATCCACAGCGGATAAAAGACTTGTGCAATGCTTCGGGTGTAGCTACTCGATGTATTAAACGATATTCGCGTTTTATCGTTGGTCGCGGATTTGCTGACCCTTTAACGTATAAGCAAGTAGTTGACCTTAAAGGTGGAACAGCAGATAAGCTAATTGCCTTAAGCGCTAAAGACTTCTCGTATTACGGTGGGTTTGCTATTCATTTCCGATTTAATGGAATGGGGCAAATTGTAGAGCGTAAGTATTTGAACTTTGCCGATACGCGTTTATGTAGCGATTCAGATAAAATTGCCTTTTATGATAATTGGGACGCCCAAAGCAAGATAAAGAAGTTCAATATAAATGAAATTAAACGGATTAATCTATTCAACCCTAATACGGTTATTGACGAGATTAACGAATGCAAGGGCGATACATACGAGGAGAAGGTACAAAACTATAACGGTCAAGTATTATGGTATTCTTCTGAGGGTTTCGGGGCTTATCCTACTGCGCCGATTGATAGTGTAGCAGAAGATGTGGAAACCGATTTCCAAGCTAAGCTGTACAAGAATAAAAACATTCGTACATCTTTCACTTCGGCGGGTATGTATATCCAAAAGGGTGAAAGTGAAAGTGAGAAAGACCGAGAAAAGACACAGCAAGCACTTACTGAATTTCAGGGTGCTGATGGTGCTGGTAATATCATGCTTGTCGAAGTTCCAGCGGGTAACGAGCCTCCTGAATTTAAGCCTTTCAACGTAAGTACAGCCGAAGATAGACGATTCGAGTATCACGAAACGAGCGTTGAGCGTTCAATCGTTAAATGCTTCGCAATCCCTCCAGTTTTGGCTGGTATTCTCGAAGCTGGTAAAATGGCTACTTCATCTGAATTGAAAGATGCTTACGATATTTATAACAGCGAAACCGAACCTGAAAGGATTATTTTTGAGGAGCAATTCAGTAAGGTACTCGGAAGGCCTGTTACTATTTTACCGCTAACAATCACATTCAATGCAGCAGCAAATTAAACTAATCGACAAAGCCGATATTCAACTGATTCGGGCTATTAGCGACAATATACCAGCCGATAGGATTGAACCGTATATAATCGAAGCACAGGAAGTTGATTTATGCGGATTGCTTGGAACTGATTTGTATAATAAGTTATTCGAGGAGGTTGTGCCTAATACATTTCCTGCAACGTATCTCTATCCAGAATTAAAGCCTGAGTATTCTACTTACTTGGCTTACATGGCTTATGCTCGTTTCCTTACTCAAAATCAAATTACCGTTACCTCGCACGGTGTAGTACAGAAAAAAACCGATTGGAGTGACCCAGTTTCGGACGTTGCGATGCAAAGAGTAATTTCGGCTGCACGTTCAACGGCTCAGGTGTATTCGGATAGGTTGATTAAGTTTCTAAATACAAATGTTGAAACATATCCTGAATGGAAGCGGTGCGTACATTGTGATATTAAAATGGGCAATGCAGGAGCAGCAGCACGAATTACAGCGGTAAAAGGCAAGCGTTCAGCATGGAGGTTACGATAATCAATTTAGGCGGCTCGATTCGTATAATTGACAATAGAGATACATCGTCAACAATAGAGGTATTAAAAGATGGTGTAAGGCTTCAAAAGTTCGGTGATATTTGTAGGATATTATTCAAGACAGGAACTTGGATAGATATACCTTATGATGTAGCTGAAGTAATTGGCTTTGATGGTTCTGTTATTCCTGCCTCGTCTAATGCTTTCCTAATAGCCTTGCAAGCTGTTTTAACTGATTATAACGGCGGCACTCCGACAAGCCCATATAACTTCTCATTTAAAGTAATTGAAGAAGGTGTAACGGTAACAATTCCCGAACCTCAACAAATGACTGTATTCGGCTCAATGCGAGTTGATGGAGTGTTGAATGTCGATGGTGAATTGATATTGACTGATTTACCTTTGGATGGAGTAGACGGAACGGACGGAGTGGACGGTACAAATGGAACAAACGGCACGAACGGATTTGATGGTGCTGATGGTGCTGATGGTGCTGATGGTCGCGGAATTGTTTCAATAATTAGAACATCTGGAACAGGTGCGGCTGGTACTACAGATACATATACCATTACGTTTACCGATTCTACTACAACTACATTTAACGTTGTAAATGGCACTAATGGCACTAATGGCACTAATGGTACTAATGGTACTAATGGTACTAATGGTGTAGGTATAGCCTCAGCAAGCTATAACTCATCAACTGGTATATTAACTCTAACATTTACCGATTCAACTACTTTCAGCACGGGAGACATTCGTTCAACCTCAGAATGGAAAACAATACAAACTCAAACGGCTTCGGCTTCGGCTTCAATCGACTTCCTTTTGACGGGTGGATATACTCAGTATCGAATTGAGATAATCGGACTAATCTCAGCTACTAACATTGTCGAACTTTGGGCGCGGATGGGTACTGGTGGAACTCCAACCTATGGAACAGGAGGGAGCGATTATGTGCATACCCGTTCAACTGGTGTATTAACATCATTTGCGGCGGCTGGTGGTACTGATTCTAAGATTGTATTGCAAGGTGCAACGGTCGGAAATGCTTCAACAAACTACCTAGATGCTGAAATACTAATAAGCGACCCATCAAATACGACAAGGCATAAGTCAATAAGGCATGAAAGCAATTCCTTTTCGTCTGGCGGTACTTATTACTCACAGGGAACAGGAAGATATGTGAATACAGCGGCGGTAACTGCTATTCGTTTTCTTATGAGTGCTGGCAATATCGCCTCAGGAACATTCATTTTAAGTGGGAAATAATGGAAGAAGAATTTGAGCCGCCTACCCATCGAATGGTTAATTGCGAAAGAGTAGAATTAACGCCTGAAGAAGTACAGGAAATACTTTTAGAATGGCAAGCAGAAAGAGAAAAACAAAACCTTAACAACGAAGAACAATGACACTAATTTCAATCAAAAAAACCGCAGTAGTTGAGCCTGCTCCTACTGGAACTGTATCTGTTTACGTTGATGCTGCTGATGGGCATACAAAACAAGTTGATGAGGCTGGTGCTATTATCGACTTGACCGATGGGAGCGCGATAAGTAGCCCTAATATGGCTAATGAGGTTAATATTACCCTTACTGCATTGCGAGCATTGACTAACTATCAGCTTAAAACTACTTATCGTATTACCGATGCAAGTCAGGGAGTAGTTCGTGTGTATGTAAAATCCGCAACCGAACTCACCGCCACCGCCATGCTCGAAGGCACGGATAGCGGCACAGGCTCAATCACCGCTGGTCAATGGGGCAACTACGATTTGGATGGGGATGTGTTTACGCCGACAGCTACAAGCGGAACATGGACACCAATAATAACAGGAATCGTCGGAGCGGCTACGGTTGATATAATTGGAACAAGTAGATACACTCAAATAGGCGATACGGTTACTGATGTTTGTGCCATTAATGTAATTATGGACGCGGGTCAGAGTTTAGAAGAATTTGATATTAGCATGGCTGTTTTGCCTGCTACAAACTTTGCTAACTCAATAGCAGTTCAAGCTATGTGGTCAGCTACTGCATCAATATCAGAATATGACACGGTAGAAATTCGTTCTACTGTAGCAACTAAATTAACTCACTGCTCCGTTACAATGAATGGAACTGAAATTAACGCTACGTTTGTAATGCAACGAACTTATTCAATCCTATAATGACCACCTCGCCTATCGGGGTTGCGTTGGGTGAAATCGGCGTAACTGAAAGCCCTAAGAATAGTAATAAGACGAAGTATGGAGTTTGGAGTGGTCTAAATTCCGTTCCTTGGTGCGGTTTGTTTGTTAGTTGGTGTTACGAAAAAGCTGGCAAACCATTACCTAAAATCGGATTTGCTTTCAACGGCTTTGCTGGCTGTCAAACTGCGGTTGCTTATTTCAAGAAAAACAAGAAGATAACAACCCAGCCGAAAGAAGGCGATATTGTTTTCTTTGATTGGAATAGTGATGGACGTTATGACCACACAGGCTTATTCGTTAGATGGATTGATGCTAACCAATTTGAAACGATTGAAGGCAATACTTCTTTAACAAACGATTCTAACGGTGGGCAAGTGATGAAACGAATCAGAAATAAAAAAACAGCAATATTTGTTTGTATATAATATTTAGTTACATTTGCCTCTACTGTTTGGGGCAGTAACTAAGATTTTTGTTTTCCATGTTAAAGCCCTGATTAGTCCCCCAAACTATGATGGGCTTTTTTGATTGGGATAACGTTATGCGTATAAGAGATGTGGCACTTATACGAATGTTTAAATCAAGGCACAAAGCCCAATGTGCCATATATTTTATACGCTGTTATGTGCTGGGCGGATTATCAGCACTAAATTTAATTTAAAAACGAAATGGATAAGGAACTTAAAATTACAGATAGACAAATTGCACACCTTAGAGAAGAAATAAGCAGAGTGCAAAGACAAATACAATTGATTAAACAGGGGAAAACTCATTCAGGAGATAAAGACAGAATGGATATTGCAGTTGATTGTTGTAAAGAGATTGACCGTGTTTTGTGCGAATTGTAGCCTTGCACATAACGTATCGGTGCTATACGATGTGGCGGATTTTCAGCACGAAAGCCCAATACGAAGCACCAAAGTTGAATTTAAAATAAATGTTTAATCGAAGCACGTCAGCCGCCATATTGTATAGCACTTGTTAGCGGCTGCCCTTCTTCACAAATCACAATAAAATGACAGAAGAACAAATCAAAGAGCTTGGTTGGAAACTTGTTAAACAATACAACCACGACCAATATCATACTAACCGATATAAACTCGGATGTATGGAAATTGAATTTACCTATGAGGGTAAAGAGTTACTTACTCACGATGTGACAATTTCAGAATTGAATTGTATGCCAATTTCACTCAACCAAGCAAAAATGTTAACGGAACTTCTCGGACATTGGTCTGAATAGGGTTGCCGCTAACGATTGGGTATTGCCGAAGGTGGGGCATTAAACCACCGAAGTTAAATTGAAAAACAAAAGTTCAAAATATGCAAACAGATAAATTGAAATACTTCAACCCCACTATTGGCAATACTGTGTTAGCCGATGCTTCGGTTGATTTAAAGTATCCATCATTAATGGATAGCGTTATGAATGACTTTTATAAAAAAGCCTCAAAAGAATTTGACGACCACTTAAAAAACTATGTAATTAAAAATCTAAAAGAATTTGGATTTGAATTTACTGATGATAAGGATTTTTTAGATTTCGTCTCAAAGCGAATTACAAGGATAGGATTTCAATACAAACCTAATGAATGGGAATTATTTCTCGATTACGGAACAGAAAATCAAAAATTAATTGGTCTTTATAGCGATAAAGTTTCTTTCTCTAATGAAGGTTCAAAGGTTACCGCTACTTTCGGTAGAAGTATCGGCTAACACTTGTTAGCGGCTGCCCTTCTTCACAAATCAAAATAAAAATGGAATACATAGACGATTTAAGTTTTTCAAACCTTGTAGATTTTATACAAGGCGACG